CCGTATTGGAGAACTACCTTCTGGACTACGCTTGCCAAGGGTGTGAGCCTTTCTGCCGGAGAGCATACACTGACCATTTCGGTGGGTGTCAACGGTGTGCAGTTCTATGGTTTTCGTGTCTGCACTGATTTCTCCGAAGCGCCTACCGCAGGGCAAGCGGAATACACCCTTGCTCCGAGAAAGTTCAAGGATGTAAACGGAGATATGGTGGGTCCTGCCACAGGCTTTAAGCTGACCCTTGAGATGCTACGCAGAAAGCCTGACTCGGCACTGGTGTGGTATGAGGATTTCCGTGATGAACAGAAAATTCCCGAAAGCTACTGGACTGTCCTCTCCGGTGAGTGGGATGTTTGGCAGGAGGATTTGCCCTATGGTGATACAAGCCGACCATACTCCCAACTTGAAGGTTATGGTCAGCTTGCGTGGAATTACAACGGCTTTTCGGACATCCATCTGAGGGCGCAGATTATCTTCCCGGAAGATGGCGGTGGTAAAGCGGGTGTGTTTCTCGGTTCGCTGTTCTGCTGTTTCAACTATGACAGCCAGTGCATTGAACTGTATGAGGGGTCAACACTGAAAGGCAGCTATGCCACGGACTTTTCCAAAACAGCGAAAGCAGACCTGCGTACCAATCCCAATGTCTATACCATTGAAATGCGTAAGCGTGGAAATAAGGTGCGTGTCTATTCCTCTGCATCCAATACGCTCCGATTTACGGCAACGGTCAGCAGTGGCAGCGGTTATGCAGGCATTCGTTCTGATAACCAAATCAACTGCCAACTGCTCCGTCTGGGTGATGCCTGGACATATGAGCCGTATGAGAGGTTCGATGTGGTGATGCCGGACGGTACGGAGACTACCTTCGGCAGGATTGAGCGTAGCAACTGCACTTGGGATGAGGAGTTCCAGGTATTCACGCTGACTTCCGATGTGGAGGAATCCTCTACCAGAAGTGAAAGCATTTCCCTGGACTATGAGTTCTACCATTCCCACACCATGCCACTTGAGTGCGGGAATGATTACACGGCAAAAATCATCCCAAGGGATATCAACATTTGGATTTCACGATTGTTCCTTGGGGATTCGGACGGCTTTTCTATTCTGTATTACCAGGATGTGGACAGCCTGATCTATTGGGCGAACCAGGCGGCATACCGATGGAAACTGCGAGGGATGTGTATGTGGTCCCTTGGACAGGAAGATATGCGAGTCTGGGAGTGGCTGCCCAAGCAAACTGAATAACGGCTTTAAGGGTATCTGCCATGTGGTAGGTGCCCTTTTTGTATATCAAAAATTTATGAAAGCGAGGATTTTACAATGAAGGATTTATGGAACACCATTCAAATCATCTTTGCCGCTATTGGTGGTTGGCTCGGCTGGTTTCTTGGCGGGTTTGACGGACTGCTTTATGCACTGATTATTTTCGTGGTTGTGGACTACATCACGGGAGTCATGTGTGCTGTTGTGGACAAGAACCTCTCCAGTTCGGTCGGGTTTAAGGGCATTTGTCGAAAAGTGTTGATTTTTGCGATGGTAGGAATCGCACATGTCCTGGATGCCAATGTCATCGGTGACGGCAGCGTACTGAGAACGGCGGTCATTTTCTTCTATCTCTCCAACGAGGGCGTGAGCCTTTTGGAAAACGCATCCCATCTTGGCTTGCCGATTCCGGAGAAGATGAAGGAAATTCTGGAGCAGCTCCATGACCGCGACAATAAGGAAAGCGAGGGCAAATAACATGAATTTACGCAAACTTATTTTAACGGAAAACGCCTGCTACAAGGCAGGCAAGAAAATCACGGTCAAAGGCATTATGGTACATTCCACGGGTGCTAACAATCCCAATCTGAAACGCTATGTGGGTCCCAATGACGGCTTGCTCGGTGAAAACCAGTACGGCAACCATTGGAACACATATCATCCGGGCGGCAGAGAGGTCTGCGTCCACGCATTCATCGGCAAGTTGGCTGACGGCACTATCGCCACATACCAAACTTTGCCGTGGAATCATCGTGGATGGCACGCCGGAGGCAGTGCAAACAACACCCATATTGGCTTTGAAATCTGCGAGGACGGTCTTACGGATTATGCCTACTTCAAGAAGGTGTACCGTGAGGCCGTTGAACTTTGCGCCTATCTGTGCAAGGAGTACGGTTTGACTGAGCAGAATATTGTCTGCCACTCCGAGGGTTACAAGCAGGGTGTCGCATCTAACCACGGTGATGTGATGCACTGGTTTCCAAAACACGGTAAGAGCATGGATACCTTCCGTGCAGAGGTAAAGGCACTCTTGGCGACAGCCGATGAGGAGAAGGACGAAACTCCTGCAGAGCCTACGGTGACTTGTCCCGAAAAGCTGACCACTGGCTATTATCGTGTTCGTAAGGATTGGAAGGACAGCAAGTCCCAGGTGGGTGCTTATCGCATCCTCTCCAATGCGAAAGCGGCGGCAGATAAGAACCCCGGCACTTTTGTTTTTGCCAATGACGGCACTGCCATCTATCCTACGGACAGCACAGCCGAGCCGGATTATCGTGTTCACACGGTGGTCAAGGGCGATACCCTTTGGGATATTGCCGTGCAGTATCTCGGCAAAGGCAGCAGATACACCGAAATCAAGAAACTGAACGGACTGACTTCCAATGTGATTTACAGCGGTTGGAAACTCAAGATTCCGAATTAAGATGATGCCCTTTGAGGATTTTTCCTTGAAGGGCATTATTTTTTTGCCCATTTGGGGGTTCGATTTATCCTGTCTTTTCGCTTATAGGCAGAGGGAACATTTCCACCGTTCCCCGGACTGGAGGAATTGATATGGAAGTAAGACAGATTGAAAATTTTCAGATACCAAATGCTGTGGCACACGAAATCACACAGGAGGAATTGCAGCGTGAATTTGACTACTACAGGGCACAGCAGATGCTTGAAACAATGTTTATGTTCGGCATGATTTCTGTGGATGAATTCAACAAAATCACGGCACGGAATCGGAAAACTTTCTCCCCGTTTTTGGCAGAGATTATGCCCTAAATGACTTGCTATTTCAGCAATAGTACGGGAATATGTCACTACCAAAAAGTGAGGTGAGTTGATGAAAAGGATAACAAAAATCGGGGTAAACGAGACCCCGTTACAGAAGAAAAAGATTAAGGTTGCCGCCTACTGCCGTGTGTCTACGGCAAGTGATGAGCAGATTATTAGCCTTGAGGCACAAAAGGCCCACTACGAAGAATACATCCGTGCTAATGACGAATGGGAGTATGTAGGCCTTTACTATGACGAGGGCATCACAGGTACTAAGAAAGACGGCCGTGCCGGACTTCTTTCCATGATTGATGATTGTGAGGATGGCAAGATTGAGTTTATCATAACCAAGTCCATCAGCCGATTTGCCCGAAATACAACGGATTGCCTGGAGATGGTACGAAGTCTGACCGACCTGGGCATTTCCATTTATTTTGAAAAGGAAAATATAAACACGGGGTCGATGGAAAGTGAGTTGATGCTTTCCATTTTGAGCAGCCTTGCGGAAAGCGAGTCGGTTTCCATTTCCGAAAATGAAAAATGGAGTATCAGAAAACGCTTTGAAAACGGCACCTTCATTATCGCCTATCCCCCTTACGGTTATGAAAATGTGGATGGCGAGATGAAAGTTATACCGGAGCAGGCAGAAATCGTAAAAGAAATCTACGCATCCTGCCTTTCTGGTAAGAGTACCCACGCAATTGCAAAGGAACTGAATGAAAGAGGGATTCGCACCAAGAAAAACGGAAAATGGGGCGCCGGGTCAGTAAACGGTATTCTGACCAACGAAAAATATACGGGTGATGTGATTTTTCAGAAAACCTATAGTGACAGCAGTTTCAACCGCCACCGAAACTACGGAGAGAGAGACCAGTTCCTTTGCGAAAACCACCATGAGCCGATTATCAGCCATGAGGATTTTGACAAAGTCCGTGCGGTTCTCGACCAAAGGGCAATGGAAAAAGGAAACGGCACAGACACCTACCGATATCAAAACAGATATTGTTTCTCCGGCATTATTAAATGCGGTGAGTGCGGTGGCACCTTTAAGCGTAGGCAACACTACAAGCCAAGCGGGAATTATGTGGCTTGGACTTGTTCAACGCACCTGGAAAGCAAGTTGGATTGTTCCATGCTTTATATCTCCGATGAGGGCATTAAACTTGCATTCTTGACTATGATGAACAAATTGGTCTATGGTCACAACACGATTTTGAAACCGCTCCTTCGCACCCTGCGAGGGATGGATGATAAGAACAGACTTCTGTGGATTCAGGAATTGGAAATCCGCATCGAAGC